CACGTTGGTGTTTTGGAATGTGGCTGGAACGCTGTATGGCGCGTATGTCGGTTCTTATGTTTAAGATAAGGGGCATTTTGGTATGACGCTCAAGAACGCGCTTGTGTCCGCCGCTGGCAATGCGGCAGCCGACAATCTTTATGTCGAGGACGTATTTTCCACCTACCTCTACACAGGCAACAGCTCTACTCAGACCATCACCAACGGGATTGACCTTGCTGGTGAGGGTGGGTTGGTGTGGATTAATGGCAGAAACGTAGCTACTGGTATAGTAAATTGGGACACAACAATGTCCCCTTATGCAAATTTAAGCACTTATAATACAGACGCAATAATAGACCAAGGATCGCCTTATGGAATAGCTTCTGCCAACACCGATGGGTTTTCTATTGGAAACACAAATTGGATAAGAGTAAATTCCAGTGGATACACATACGCCTCATGGACCTTCCGCAAGGCGGAGAAGTTCTTTGATGTTGTGACGTATACTGGGAATAATGTTGCTGGTAGGACTATAGCGCATAATCTGGGTTCGGTGCCGGGCTGCATTATCGTCAAAGCTATCAACGACGCAAGAAACTGGACAGTTTTTCATCATCAACTTGATGGAGTAGCATCTAATCAAGGCGCTGTGTTTCTTAATACAACGGACGCTATTACCTATAGCTCAACGCTTTGGAATAATACAAGCCCAACAGCCTCTGTCTTTACTGTCGGCGCTTCTGGAAACGTTAACAGTAGCGGTAACACCTACGTCGCCTACCTCTTCGCGCACGACGCTGGGGGCTTTGGGGCGGATGGTACGGAGAATGTGATTAGCTGTGGGAGTTATACGGGGAATGGGTCTGCTACTGGACCTGTGGTCAGCCTTGGCTGGGAGCCGCAGTGGGTATTAGTAAAAAGAACAGATTTTACGTCACAATGGACCCTTTCAGACAATATGCGTGGGCAACCAGTCGGTGGCGCTACAAAAATACTTTACACAGATTCGACTGATGCAGAGGGTTCTGCAACAACTGCCGTTTCGCCAAATGCTGATGGATTTCAGGTTATGTCGGCGGGCACAACATTTAACGCCTCAGGCGGCACATACATCTACATCGCCATCCGCCGAGGTCATATGAAGGTGCCGACGAGTGGTACGGAGGTTTATAACATCAGTTCAAGGCAGGCAACAGCGCCCGGTTATGTATCTGGCTTTCCTGTAGATATGTATTTTTACAGGCGCAGCGATGCAGCGACTAATTGGCTTCTTGGTGACAGGCTCAGAGGGGGAAATGTTCTTTTTACAAATTTAACAGATGCTGAATCGGCGGCAGTTAACGTTAAATTTGATTATATGAACGGCACAGATTCCAACACAGGGGCTTTTGCAACGTTGTACGGCTGGATGTTCCGCCGCGCTCCCGGCTTCTTTGATGTTGTGTGCTGGACTGGCGATGGTGTTGGGACAACAAGAACACTTGTGCATAATTTAGGCGTAGTTCCTGAGATTGTAATTGCGAAGAAAAGAGGCGTATCGTCTCCTTGGTATACTAATTTTGCCAACTATTCTGTAGCGCTTAATTCAACGAACGCAGGAACAACGCCACCGTTCCCTACAGTTTGGGGGGATGGGTCTACTTATATTGCTCCAACGGCAGACAACTTTACAGTAAACAGTGACCTTAACCAAGCTGGTCAAGCATTAGTTGGATACTTATTCGCCACCGTCCCCGGCGTATCCAAAGTAGGCAGCTACACCGGAACCGCAACCACCAATCAGATAGACTGCGGTTTCTCTAGTGGCGCACGGTTCGTACTCATCAAGCGGGCCGACAGCACTGGCGATTGGTATGTGTACGACAGCGCCCGTGGCATTGTAGCTGGCAACGATCCGTACCTACTGCTGAATAGCACGGCTGCGGAAGTCACATCCACAGATTACGTTGACACATACAGTGCTGGGTTTGAATTAACTAGCACAGCCCCTGCCGGTCTAAATGCAAGCGGCGGGACTTACATCTTCCTCGCAATCGCATAGGAGTTATACAATGGGTGACTATCGCATCAGATCAACCGGAGAGATCAAGAGTCAAGGTGCTGTCCGGCAGATGCACGCAAACACTTCGCTCCCCCGTGTTTGGGACGAAACGATTTGCAATGACCTTGGCATCGATCCAATCTTTGAGGGGCCACAGGCTACTGGTGGCGACCACTATCAGTATTCGGTGCGGCAGGGCATCGAGGAAATCAACGGCAAGTGGTACACCAAGTATGTACTTGGCCCTATCTTCTCTGACGTAACTCAAGAGGACGGCACAGTCTTGACGGCAGCGCAGCAGGAAGCTGCATACAAAGCCAACAAAGATGAGGAGCAGGCCAAGTCTATCCGCGCAGAACGCGACAAGAAGCTGGCTGATTGCGATTGGGTAACAATTAAGGCGGTTGATGCTAGCAGCGACGGCCTTGGCATTCAGCTTCCGCAGGTATGGATAGACTACCGGCAGGCGCTTCGCGACATTACAGAACAGCCGAACTTCCCATGGGACGTGACGTGGCCGGACGCTCCTTAACTCTAGCTGAAAGATGACCATGAAAGATGAAGCTGGAAAATTGGTGGGAGATGCAGCGTCTCTTTTGGTTGTAACGGGGACGCTTGTGAATTTACTGCCTAGCATTGCCGCTATATTCACTATCGTCTGGACAGCGCTGCGCATCTACGAAACCAAGACCGTGCAAAGGTGGCTTGGATATGAAGACAAGTGAAGCCGGATTACGACTGATAAAGGAGTTTGAGGGCTTCCGCTCTAAGGCGTATGTCTGTCCGGCTGGTGTACTGACAATAGGCTACGGCCACACATCAGCAGCAGGTGAACCGGCAGTTGTGCGCGGCATGGAGATTACCAACGGTGTCGCGCATGAGATACTAAGGTCCGACCTTGAGCGCTTTGAGCGCGGTGTTACGAGTCTTGTTAAGGTTGATTTAGACCAAAACCAGTTTGATGTTCTTGTCAGCTTTGCCTTTAACTGCGGGCTCGGCAATCTAAAGAAATCCACACTTCTGAAGCGCGTCAACGCCAAGCGCTTTGAAGACGTCCCCGCCGAACTGATGAAGTGGACAAAGGGCGGCGGAAAGGTCCTGCCGGGGCTTGTGCGCCGTCGCCGCGCAGAGGCGGAGATGTGGCAGCGCTTGGGCGCTGAATCGGAGAGCGAAACGCGCTCTACACCGGATACCCCAACACCCAGCAAGAAGATCACGCAGTCCAAAGAGGCAGGAGCAGCAGCGGTGGCTGGCGGCGCTGGGGCCATTGCTGCGGCGCAAGAGGTTATCCCAGCGGTGCAGCAAGCTGGTGGTATCATAAGCGGCCTCTCTGAGGCTCTTGGGCGTCCTGCCGTCATCGCGTTCATTGTCGTGGCAATCGCGGCGGCTGGCATTTGGTACTGGCGCAAGCAGCGCCTAAACGAGGAGGCTGCGTAATGAATACTGGTATCGCGATCTCTATGGGCGAAGCAATTAATGCTATGCTTGTGCTTGGCGTGCTTGCCATACTCCTTGTGAGGCACTGATGATTAGCTGGCTTCTGTCTCCAATAGGCAGAATGGCTGCTGCTATCGGCGGGATAGTGGTGGCAATTTTGACGATTTATGGTAAAGGTAGATCAGACGCAAAGCGCAAGATTAAGGAAGAAGCCAATGCCGAGGCTATCAACCGGACTAAAGCTGCCATTACTGCTGGTGATGCTGTCAGCCGTGACCCTAAGCGGGTGCGCGAGAGTGACGGCTATCGGCGGGATTAGCACAGCGTGCGACGTGTGGAAGCCGATTAGTTGGTCCTCTAAAGACACGACAGACACCATTGTTGAGGTCAAGGTAAACAATGCCCGTCGCAATGGTTTTTGTGGAGTTAAATAATGCCATTGTCTCCCGTCAGCATACCTCCGGGGGTAGTAAAGCTCGCAACGCCCTTGCAGACGAAAGGGCGCTATTGGGACGCTAACCTTGTGCGGTGGCGCTCCGGCAAGCTGCTTCCGGTTGGCGGGTGGCAGCGCATCACGCAGACGCCTCTTGCCAGCCCTGTTCGCGCCATGTTCCCGTGGACGGGAACCGATGGCGGGGCGTATTGCGCGATAGGGTGCGAAAATAAGCTCTACATCTTGGATGGCTCTACCTATACGGACGTAACGCCGCTCGACTTTGTAGGCGCAGATGTAGGGGCGACCGGCGCTTACGGAACATACAATTATGGCTACACATACTATGGTGACGATACGGATGGGACATACCCGCGCCCACCTACCCAGTCATTCCTCCCTACATTCTCTTGGACGATAGATAACTGGGGTGGTGACATCCTTGCTGTGGCATCATCTGATGGTCGTTTGCTGCACTGGGGTGTTGGTGAAGACTACGCGCACCCCGTTGACGAAGCGGAAATTATTAGCGCCGAGCGCGTTGCCAATGTGGTGACGGTAACGACAGCTCATCATCACGGCATTACGCCGGGGAACGATGTAACAATCAGCGGCAATACCGAATCAACGTTTAACGGCACTTGGACCGTTGTTTCTGTGCCTACTGAAGAGACATTCACCTTTTCAGACGCAGGGCCGGATGCAACCGGAACTGGCGGTATTGTCTCCATTTTTGACATACCAACCAACAATCGCGGTGTTGTTGTAACCCCCGAGCGCCACTGCGTTCTTATCGGTGCTGATGGCAATAACCGCCGCGTGGCATGGTCTTCTTCTGAGGACTACACGGACTGGGATTTTGCCAGCACTACAAATACTGCTGGCTATCTTGACCTTGACACGCAGAACAAGATTGTCATGGCAGCTCCCGTTCGCGAAGGCACTCTGATCTTCACGGAAGATGAAGCGTGGCTGATGCGCTACATAGGCTTGCCGTATATCTACTCTATTGAGCGGATTGGCTTCGGCTGCGGGCTTGTCGCCCCGCGAGCCTTCGCCACATCCGCTGGGCGTTGCTACTGGATGGGTCGCGAGTCGTTTTGGATGTACGATGGCGGTACTGTGCGGCCAATGCCCTGCACGGTCGGCTCCTACGTCTTTGAGGACTTGGACCCCACGACAGCCCAGCTGTGGACGCACGGCTCCGAGAACAACATCTTCCCCGAGGCATGGTTTTGGTATCCATCGCAAGGTAGCGAATACCCCAACAGATATGTCGTATATAGCTACGCTGAGGACTGGTGGTCAGTCGGGGAGATGACGAGGACCGCAGCTTGCGGTGCTGGTGTGTTTCAGTATCCATTTGCCTCCGGCCCGCAGAATTACATATACGAGCATGAAAGCGGCTGGACAGATGCTGGCGTCCCTATAACCACATCTCGCTACGCAGAGAGTGGTTCTCTGAACATTCAGAACGGGAACACCATATCGCACGTTAGGCAGGCCATAACAGACAGCGGCTACGGCTACGACAGCACGCAGTTGACGTTCTTCTCTGCATTTACGCCGGAGGGAACAGAAACGACATCCGGTCCTTACACACCGCGTTCTAACGGGTACACCGACATGCGTGTGACTGGGCGCGATTTTCGTGTGAAGATAGCAGCAACGGAAGATGCGGAGTGGTCTATAGGTGAAATGCGCCTTGAGATGACGGCAGGGGGTGGGCGATGAGAGTAACGCTTCCACCGCCTCCCGAGCAATACCAGCGCGACACATTCCAGTATGCCTTCACGCTGCTGGAGCAGACGATTGAGCTGACTGTTACGCGCAATCAAGCCGTTCAGAGCATATTGCTCTTAGCCCCGAATAACAGCGTTTGGAAGGTGACTGTTGACAACTCCGGCAACCTTGTCACGACTTCCGTTCCTCTTGGACAAACTGGAGCCCCGACTGTCTGATGAGCAAGGACAAGATTGTACGCAAGATTAAGAAGGCTTTAAAAAAGGGTGGCGATACCCACACCTTTGATGATATGGTTAAGCTGCTAACGGAAGGGCGGCTACAGATGTTCGAGAACGGTGAGAGCGTATGCGTCACCGAAATACTGTCGGCCCCGCAGAAGCGCTATCTCAGCATCTTCTTGGCGGCTGGCAATATGGACGAACTGAAAGAGTTGCAGCCACGGATCGTGCAGTTTGCGCGAGAAAATGGCTGTAAATTCATACAAGCGTGCGGTAGAATGGGCTGGGAAAAAGTAGCTACCGATGGTTGGAAGAAGCGGTGGGTCGTCCACACGCTTGATGTTGCTTAAAGGACTTAGCTATGGGCGGTGGAACTACTACTCAAATCAACAAGACGGAGTACCCCGAGTGGGTGCAGGAGGCCGGTCGCCGCAACCTAGCAGCCGCCTATGACATCTCTTCGCAGATGCCGGGGCCGTATGAGGGCCAGCGCGTTGCGACGATGACGCCGGGGCAAATCTCAGCTATCGGCGCTTTGTCAAACAACTACGCTATGGCGCAGCCAGCTTATGCTCTAGCTCAGACGCAGGCTGCTAGGTCCGGCCAATATCAGCCGCAGCAGATTACCCCCGGCTCGCTCGCTCAGACTGACCTTTCTCCGTATATGAATCCATACACGCAGAACGTGATTGACCAGT